TAGCGCCATTACAGATTAATGTATTATTACTTAAATACCCTGAGCATATAAGAAAAACCTTTGGTAAAAGAGACTACCATGATGAAATAGATTATATTGTTACAAATGAAGCGAGAAATAAGTTTATAAATAATCTTGCATTAGATCAAAACGGTAATACTCTTATATTATTTCAATTTGTAGATAAGCATGGGAAGCCTTTATATAATCTGATTAAATCCAATGCAGAAGAAAAGCGAAAAGTTTTTTATGTATCAGGAGATGTAGAAACTGCGGATAGAGAAGCTATTCGTAAAATAGTGGAGAAACAAAAAAATGCAATTATCGTTGCCTCATTGGGTACGTTTAGCACTGGGATCAATATTCGTAATTTGCATAATATTATTTTTGCCTCTCCCTCAAAATCTCAAATTAAAGTCTTGCAATCAATTGGAAGAGGACTTAGAAAATCAGACGATTCTAGGACTACGAAGCTCTTTGACTTGGCGGACGACTTGCATTGGAAAGGACGTAAGAACTACACCCTAACCCATAGTGCGGAACGAATTAGAATATACTCAAAAGAATCTTTTAACTATAAAATATACGAGATAGAGTTTAAAACATGACCGAAGAAGAAATAATACAATTAAAATTATCGAGCGGCGAAGAAGTATTGTGTGAGATTATTCAATGGGATGATCAACATAATGCAACTATACTTGTAAAAAATGCTTTCGAGATAGTATTCTTACAATCACCTACAGGAGCTATGAGGTTATGTACTCTTCGACCATTTATGATTGGCCAAATAGAAGAGGGATATAACATTGCATTGAACGGAGACTTAATTGTTTCTCAAGCAACTCCGACCCGAGAAATATTAAATAATTATCGTGATACACTTGATGAATATTTAAAGTTTAACGAGGGCCCGACAGACGAAGAACTAAAAGAAATAGAAAAAGAAGAAATGGCAGAGAACATATTACCATTCCCTAGAGTAGATAAGAGTAAGTTGCACTAGGTATACCACCCACCTCAAAAAACCTCTATTAATTATACACCAGTTTTCAGGGTTTGTACACCCCTAAAACGCATTTTTTTTATATTTTTTTTAAAAAAATTAGTGTACATCGCCGTAAAAATATTGTATGATATAAGTGAAAGGACAAGTTATGGCAAGAACTAAACGTCAAAGTATTCACTACGTTAATAATGCAGACTTCTCAGCTGCCGTTGTTGAATACGTAACAGAAGTTAGAAAAGCTAAAGCAAAAAATGAGCAGCTCCCTATTGTAACAGATTACATAGCATCATGCTTTCTCAAGATAGCAGAAGGCTTATCTCATAAATCAAACTTTATTCGTTATACATATAGAGAAGAGATGGTAATGGATGCTGTTGAGAATTGCTTAAAGGCAATAGAAAACTATAATTTAGAAACCGCAACAAGAACTGGAAAACCAAATGCATTTGCATATTTTACTCAAATCACGTGGTATGCATTTCTCCGTCGTATTGCTAAAGAGAAAAAGCAACAAGACATCAAACTCAAATATCTCACTAGTTCGGGATTAGAAACGTTTGTTGAAGTAGAAGGTGACACATTAGCGAACACCGTGGCTCAACAGTTTGTAGACTTCCTTAAAGATCGTATAGATAAAGTAAAAGCTACAGATGACGCAGTAAAAGAATTCGTCAAAAAAGAAAAACGCAAAAAGCGTGAGATGAAAGTTGATTCTGATTTAAGTGAATTTTTAAAATGAAAGTAGCAATAATCAATGACACCCATTGTGGCACTCGCAATTCTTCTGACATATTTCTCGATAACGCAGAGAAATTTTATAGTGATGTATTTTTTCCTTATCTTTTGGAAAACGATATTCGTCATATTATTCACCTGGGTGATTTCTTCGATAATCGTAAATTCATTAATTTCAAGTGTCTTAATAGGATTAGGAGTTGCTTTCTTAAACCGTTACGACAGTACGGCATTACAATGGATATCATTCGTGGCAATCATGACGTATTCTATAAGAATACTGGTGAACTGAATAGTTTAAAAGAATTACTTGGCCATTATATGAACGAGGTCCATATTATACATGATCCGACTGTTATGGATTATGATGGATTACAAATGGCTTTAGTACCATGGATCGATGCTGATAATGAAGAACGATCTATAAAGTTTATCAAAGAATGTAAAGCCGACATTATGGCTGGACACTTTGATATTATTGGTTATGAAATGATGAAAGGCATCAAGTGTGAACATGGTCTAGATAGATCGTTATTCAAACGGTTCGAAGCCGTATACTCAGGACATTTCCATACAAAGTCAAGCCAAGATAATATAACCTATCTTGGAAGCCAAATGGAGTTTTTCTGGAATGACGCACACGACAACAAATACTTCCATATTCTGGACACGAGTACGAGAGAGCTTGAAGCTATTAGGAACCCTCATACTTTGCACCACAGGATTAGGTATGATGATAGTACTACTGATTATATGGAGTATGATCTAAGTCAAGTAGATAATAAATTTGTAAAAATAGTTGTAATAAATCGAAAAAATCAGTTTACATTTGATCGATTTGTTGATAGAATACAGAATAGAGATATACATGATTTAAAGATACAAGAAACATTTGACGAATTTATTGGATCAAATGTTGGAGATGATGAGATATCTCTTGAGGACACGACAGAATTATTGAATACTTATATAGATGGAGTAGAAACTGAGCTGAGTAAGGAACGTATCAAGAAGGATGTGTACAACCTTATGACTGAGGCTCAATCTTTAGAAATTGCATGATATTATTTAAAACGTTGCGTTATCGTAATTTTTTGTCGACAGGCAATCACTTTACGACGATAGACTTTATACGCAGTAAAACTACACTTGTTATCGGTCACAATGGTGCCGGTAAATCTACAATGCTAGACGCTTTGTCATACGCTCTGTTTGGCAAACCTCACCGAAATATTAATAAACCACAACTAGTTAACTCTATTAACAATAAGAATTGTGAAGTAGAAGTTGAGTTTAGTATAGGCAAAAGAGAATACAAAATCATACGTGGAATCAAACCAGGTAAGTTTGAGATCCATGTTGATGGCACGATGATTAATCAATCATCACATGCCAAAGAGTACCAGAAGATTCTCGAGCAAAACATTCTGAAGCTTAATCATAAAAGCTTCCATCAGATTGTTGTGTTGGGATCCTCCTCCTTCATTCCTTTCATGCAACTCCCTTCGCATCATCGGCGGGATGTTATCGAGGATCTTCTGGACATTAATGTATTCTCTAAAATGAATCAGATCCTAAAAGAAAAGCAAAGCATACTGAAGGATAATCTTAAGGATGTTGATTACGATTTAGAATTAGCTAAAGACAAAATTAACTTACAACAGAATTATATTAAAGAAGTTGAAGGTCTTGCTGATACAGAAGTTGAGTCTAAGACTGATGAGATAGATGAAGCACGTACTGAGATAGAAACACTTCAAGGTGAAAATAATAAACATACTCAGTACATAGAAAGACGCTCACGAGGTTTACAAGAAAAGATAAAAGATAGACACGATAAGAAACAATCTTTGTTACAATACAAAGCTGATTTTGATTCTAAGATACGAGCACTTGTAAAAGAATCTAAGTTTTATGAGAAGCATGATAATTGTCCAACATGTGAACAAGAGATCTCAAAAGAACTTAAACAAGAAAAACTAAAGACTGCTAAAGATAAAGCTGCAATATATCAAGATACTCTTATAGATCTGGCTAACGAAGCTGAAGCCGTGGAAATAGATCTCACTGATTTAGATAGTAGATCAGCCGATATAAGAGATAGAACAGCTACGGTTACTACTAATAATAATGCTATAGATAGTCTACAAAAACGTATTAACGTATTATCAAATCAGATCGATAAGATTAAAGGTACTGATGGTGATACGGCAAAGGCAAGAGAAGAACTAGCTAAGTTACAAGAACAACGTGAAGCACACTTTGAAAATAAATTACGCATCAACGAAGATGTAACTTACAATTCAGTTATTCTTGAAATGTTGAAAGATACTGGTATCAAGACAAAGATTATTAAACAATATCTACCGGTCATTAATCAACTTACAAATCAGTATTTACAGATTCTAGATTTCTTTGTACATTTTAATCTAGATGAAAGTTTTACTGAGACTATTCGATCTCGTCATCGTGATAACTTTTCTTATGATTCGTTTTCAGAAGGTGAGAAGCAAAGAATAGATTTAGCTCTGTTATTTACTTGGCGTCAGATTGCCAAGATGAAAAACTCAGTAGCTACTAACTTACTCATACTTGATGAGACATTTGATTCGTCATTAGATCATGAGGGTGTGGGTAATCTAATGAAAATAATTTATGCGTTTGGTGAAGATACAAATGTATTTGTTATATCGCATAAAGGTGAAATCCTTGATGATAAGTTTCAAGCAAAGATGGAATTTATTAAAGATAAAAACTTTAGCAAGGTAAAATAATGTTGTACAATC